AAATCGGCCCAGATCCGCGAAATTTTAATCAGCGAGTCAGCTTGGGAAGAAATGACCTGCTTATTCGCACCTTCCCTAGGGGAAAAGTACGGTGTCAGCCATACCACGATAAACAACAAAGTCAGGGATGAGGGTTGGATTAAGGGAAAGAAAAACGTTTCCACTAAAAAACTTTCCACAAAAAAAATGGAAACAAAAAAAGTGGAAATACCGAAGCTGGAAACTGGAAAGTCACAGCGTTTAAGTGATGAACGGGTATCAGATGCGGAAGCGGATAATCAGTCCGAAAATATTGATGATCTAGGTTTCGAACCCAGAGATTTCGGGTTGTCTGACCAACAGGCTCTTTTTGTCTTCTGGTATGTGAGAACAAAAAACAGAGTCGAGGCGTACAAAAAAGCGGGCTATAAATGCGAAGGAAAAAATCTGCATTTTGGTGCTGCGCAGATATACAGAAATATAAAGGTTTCTCGTGCCATCAAAGCACTGGCTAAAAGGATGCGTCAGCGTTACACAGCCGACCTTGATGAAATCGTGGATCAGCTGGTGGCGATAACCCGTGCGGATCCGAATCTTGTTTCTCAGTACAGGCGCGTTAACTGTCGTTTCTGCTGGGGGGAAGAAAATAAATATCAGTGGCGTGATGAAAGCGAGTATGAGGCCGCACTGAGTAAGGCTGCCGATAACGGTAAGCCACCGCCTGAGGATGGAGGAGCAGGTTTCATTGATAATGCCGACCCGAATCCTGATTGCCCTCGCTGTCAGGGTGAAGGTAAGGGGCAGATGATTATCAACGATACCCGTGACCTTGAAGGCGATGAGCTGATGTATTACCTCGGCGTGAAGCAGACTAAAAACGGTCTGGAGGTTCTAACCGAAAGTAAGCAAGCCGCTCGCGCTGCCCTGATTCGAATCCTTGAAATTAAGGAGGCGAACAATCCCGCCGTGCCGGTAGTTCCTGAAGAGGATTACCAGCTTCAACCGTTAAATACTGATGAGCCAACACCTGACAATCCAATCCTCTAGTCAGGCCGTCACACTTACACCGAAACAAGCAAATATCTTCGCCTGGGGCTGGCAACGTTCAGCGCGTTTTCGTGACGCGGTGTGTGGCCGTCGCTTCGGTAAAACGTTCCTGGGTAAAGCTGAGATGCGCAGGGCTGCAAGGCTCGCGATGAAGTGGAACGTCAGTATTGAGGATGAAATCTGGTACTGCGCACCCACGCAGAAACAGGCTAAGCGTGTTTTCTGGCGGCGACTGAAACAATCCATCCCACCACACTGGAGGGCGAGCAAGCCAAACGAGACTGAACTATCAATCACGCTGGTTAGCGGTCATATCCTCCGGTGCGTGGGCCTCAATAACTATGATGACCTGCGCGGTTCTGGTCTTTTCTTCGTTCTGATTGATGAATGGGCTGACTGTCCTTATGAGGCATGGGAAGAAGTTCTGCGCCCGATGCTCTCAACCTGTCGTTATACCATCGATGGGGTTACATACATCGGAGGTCACGCGCTCCGTATCGGTACGCCCAAAGGATTCAACCACTGTTACGACACGTGGTTTGCGGGTCAGGAGGGAAGGGAGCCTGACCATAAGAGCTGGCTTTACACGTCTGTTGACGGCGGAAATGTCCCGCCTGAAGAACTGGAAGCTGCCAGGCGCAAAATGGACCCGCGCACTTTCCGGCAGGAATACCTGGCCTCCTTTGAAAACTATCAGGGCGTTATTTATTACTGCTTTGACAGGCGCGAGAACCATACCGACGAAACAGCGCAGCGTGGCGACGTTCTTCGTATCGGGATGGACTTCAACGTTGGGAAAATGGCCGCGGTGGTTTACGTCATGCGTGATGGTCTGCCGCGTGCTGTTGATGAGTTCATGGATGTTTTCGACACGCCAGCGATGATCGAGGCGATTCAGAAAAAATACTCCAGCGAAAATCATCAAATAAAAATTTATCCGGATGCCTCGGGGAAAAATCGAAAATCCTCTGATGCGAGTAACTCAGATATCGCCTTGCTTGAGAAGGCGGGTTTTGACGTATGCGTGAATAACGCTAACCCTGCGGTGAAGGACCGTATCAACGCTGTAAATGCGATGCTCTGTAATACCTATGGCGAACGCCGATTACTGATCAATACGCGCACCTGTCCTAAGTTCACGCAGTGCCTTGAGCGTCAGATTTATAACGACCAGGGCGAACCGGATAAAAAAGGTGGATTTGACCACGCCAATGACGGGGGCGGCTATCCAATCGCGTACCTGTTCCCAATCAAAGAGAAAGTTTACGAAATTGAACTGGAAACCACATTCTGATGGCAAACAACGACATTACTTTTGTCAGGCCTGAGCAGAAAGCGGCCTGTGCGCTTTGGACAAAAATCCGCGATGTCTGCAAAGGGGCGGAAGCGATAAAAAGCAAAGGGGGGGAATATCTTCCCCTTCTTGATCCCGGCGACCGTTCAGCGAAAGCCAAACAGCGAAATCAAGATTACCGTGACAGGGCCGTTTTTTACCCCATTACCGGCAATACAAAGATCGGTCTGCTGGGTATGGCCTACCGAAAAGATCCCACGATGACCGCTCCGGCAAAACTGGAATACCTGAAAACCAATTCGGACGGTGGCGGAGTAAGTATCTATCAGCTGTCGCAACTGGTACTGGAGGACATTCTTGAAACGGCCCGCCACGGTCTCTATGTGGATTACGCCAAAGAAAGCGATCAGGCCATCATTCTTCGATACACGCCGGAAAACATTATCAACTGGAGAACTGAGCGCATTAACGGGCGCAACCAGTTGGTGCTGGTGGTGCTGCGTGAGGTGATAGAAGAGAAGGACGGCTACGGATTCAGGGAGCTTACACAGTATCGGGAGTTGGCTCTAATCAATGGCCGATTTGTTTGTCGCGTCTGGCGGTCAAAAGCAGAGAATGGCGGCGGGGTGTTTACGGTTGATGCTGAGTATAACCCGAAGCCTAAAGGGAAGGATTTCTGGGATGAAATTCCTTTCACGTTTGTCGGTGCACAAAACAATGATGAGACTATCGACGATCCCCCGCTGGCCACGCTGGCAGAAATTAATCTGGGCCACTACCGGAACAGTGCAGATTACGAAGACAGTGTCTGGTTCTGCGGTCAGGTTCAGCCATATATGTCTGGGCTTGATAAAGACTGGCGAGACTTTTTACAGAAGTCAGGCGTTAAGGTCGGTTCACGTAATCCTCTTTTGCTCCCCGAAAACGGCGTTTTTGGTTATGCACAGGCTCAACCAAATATGCTTGCAAAAGAGGCTATGGACAGTAAGCGTGATTACATGGTCCAGCTTGGAGCAAGACTCATCGAGCAAAACAGCGCCACAAAGACAGCAACACAGGCTAGTGGTGAACAGTCTGCTGCAACATCAGTCCTGAGTATTTGCGTATCGAACGTGTCAGAGGCTTTCAGTAAGGCGTTGGCTTGGTGCGCGAAATATCTCGGCGTGACAGATGAAAAAGCGGATTACACCATCAACCAGGAGTTTATCGCCAGGGTGGCAGATTCCGGGATGGTGGCCGTTCTGGTCAGTGCCTGGCAGTCAGGCGCTATCCGTGACAGTGACCTGGTGCGCGTGCTCCAAAAGCTGGACATCATTGACCCGGCTGACAGCGTGGACGAGGTGATCGACGCGCTGCGTAACGCGAACCCTACATTGCTGGATAAGTGATATGGCCACCGTAAACGAGCAACTTCGTGATGAGGCCATTTCACACGCAATCGGTATAAATCGCTTCGGCACCGGAATAGCAAACCGGATGCTGAAAATCCTCAATGCAAGTGACGCGGATATCAGTGCAAAACTGATTGTGGCGCTGGAAAATCTGTCCCCTGAAAGTTTCACCGTGAGGCGGCTTGAATCACTTCTTGAGGATGTTCGTTCGCTAAACCGCCAAGCGGTTGATTCTATGTTTTCTGCAATGTCGGGTGAGCTGCGTGCGCTGGCAGTGTATGAGGCGGGCTATCAAATCAGCCTGTTCGATTCTCTCCTGCCGGATATCGTTCTGAAGCGTTACCCGTTGCAGGGCATCACGGCGGATATGGTTTACGCCGCCACCATGTCACAGCCTTTTCAGGGGCGTTTGCTGTCGGAGTGGGCCGAGGGTCTGGAAACCGACAGGATGACCCGCATCGTCAATGCTGTTCGTCATGGTTATCTACAGGGGGAAACGACTGAGGCCATCGCCCGAAGGGTGAGAGGCCACGCTAACAAAGGTTATAAAGACGGTGCGCTGCAGATGAGCAGGGCAAACGCCACCAGCATCGTTAAATCTGCGGTCAACCATCTCGCAGCGACGGCGCGGCAAAGTTTCGCAAAAGCGAACAGTGACGTTATCGAGTGTAAGCAGTGGCTTTCCACGCTCGATAATAAAACCACGCCCCTCTGCATGATCCGCGACCGCAGAAAGTACACTCTGGAAAATAAACCGATAGGGCACAAGGTGCCTTATTTGCAGGGGCCAGGCCGGATTCATTTTTGTTGCCGCTCAACCGAAACGCTGGTGGTGAAATCATGGCGTCAGCTTGGGATTGATGCCGATGAAATGGACGCAGGAACCCGCGCCAGTATGGACGGACAAGTACCGGCCGGCATTACCTATAACGACTGGTTACTCAGTCAGTCATTTACCCGACAGGTTCAGGTGCTGGGTGAAACCCGCGCCAGGCTCATTCGTGACGGCGGTATGCGTCCTGATGAGTTCTACACCGATAAAGGGGAATGGCTAACGCTTGAACAGCTCCGCGAATACGACAGCAAGGCTTTCGAGGCCGCAGGGTTGTAAATCATCAGGTCGCTTATGCGGCCTTTTTTATTGGGCGAAGCCCTGAATAATCCCGAGGGGAATTTATGTTAATCCGAAATAAGCTTCTGAAATATTACGCTCCAGATGACGGCGGCAACGGTGGCGGTGGCGGTGGTATCGAAATCACCCCAGAGATTCAGAAGCTGATTGATGAACGCGTGACGTCTGAAGTCACCGGACTGAAGTCCAAAAATAACGAGCTGCTGGGAACCATCAAACAGCAAAAAGAAAACCTGGCCCGCTTTGAAGGTATCGATCCTGATGCGGTGAAAACCATCCTCCAGCGTTTTTCTGACGACGAAGAAGCGAAGCTGATCGCCGAAGGGAAAATTGACCAGGTTCTGGAAAAACGCACTGAGCGTTTTCGCGCTGACAGCGATAAGCAAATCAAAGCGGCCGTAGAGCGTGCTGAAAAAGCAGAAGGCTTTGCCAACAAGTTCCGCGACCGCGTTCTGGCTGATGCAATCCGTGAAGCGGGGCTGAAGGCCGGGGCGCTGCCTACCGCGTCAGATGATTTGATCCTCCGCGCTCGTGGCACGTTTAAGGTCAACGATGAAGGTGAGGCCATCGCCGTTGATTCAGATGGCAATGCCATTCTCGGCAAGGACGGCAAAACGCCGCTTAGCCCGATTGAATGGGCTGAGTCACTCAAAGATACCGCGCCGCATCTCTTCCCCGCTGCTGAAGGCACGGGCGGCGGTGGACATAAACAGGGTGGAGGTGGTGGAAGCCTGAAGCGCTCAGAAATGACGTCTCAGGAAAAAACTGACTATATCCGCAAGCATGGCCAGCAGGCTTTTCTCAAACTCCCGAAATAAAGGATTTTCTCCATGACCACAACTGTAAACTCTGACCTGATTATTTATAACGACCTAGCGCAGACCGCTTTTCTTGAGCGTCGCCAGGATAATTTGCAGGTATTTAACGATGCCTCAAACGGGGCTATCGTTCTGGACAACGAACTGATCGAGGGTGATTTCCGTAAACGCGCATTCTACAAAGTCGGCGGCAGCATCGAAACCCGCAACGTTAACTCAACCGAAACGGTAGAAGGCAAAAAAATCGGTGCTGGCGAAGCAGTATCGGTAAAAGCGCCGTGGAAGTATGGCCCGTACCACACCACTGAAGAAGCGTTTAAACGCCGCGGTCGCAGTGTTGACGAGTTCTCTGAAGTGGTTGGCGTTGACGTGGCAGACGCTGCGCTTGAAGGCTACGTGAAATATGGCCTGAAGGCGCTGATCGCTGCCATTGGTGGTAACCCTGACATGGTGGTTACCGCCGATATTGAAACTGACGGTAAGCGTACCCTTACCCGTGGGCTGCGTAAGTACGGCGACAAATTTAACCGCGTCGCGCTGTTTGTCATGCACTCAGCTACCTATTTCGACATCGTGGATGAGGCTATCGCCAACAAAATCCACGAAGAAGCGGGTGTGGTCGTGTACGGTGGTCAGCCAGGCACGCTGGGTAAGCCGGTTCTTGTCACTGACTCTATGGATGTTGATGCCATTCTGGGGCTGGTTCAGGGCGCTGTGTATGTCACCGAGTCACAGGTTCCTGGCTTCCGCTCTTACGACATCAACGATCAGGAAAACCTTGCAGTAGGCTTCCGTGCTGAAGGTACGGTGAATGTTGAGCTGCTGGGCTACAGCTGGGATGAGTCGAAAGGCGATAAAAACCCGAGCCTGGAAAAAATCGGCACGGAAGGTAACTGGAAAAAACATTTCACCTCCAACAAATCCACTGCGGGCGTGCTGATCAAACTCACTGGCACCGAACTTGCAAGCCAGCCCGTAAAGTAAGCCTGTCAGCGGATAAAACGTCCGTCACCGCTGACGGTACAGATTCCGTAACCTTCTCCGTCAAAGTCACCAAAGATGATGCACCCGTTTCGGGTGCGGCTATCTCGTGGGCGACGTCTGGCGGGGTACTCAGTTCGGAATCAACTTCGACGGGTTCTGCTGGTGGCTCAACGGTAAAACTGACCTCAGAAGAGGCTGGTGAATTTACAGTGACCGCCACGGTTGATGGCGTGGGCGTCACGTCAGAAAAAATCACCTTTGCACCAGAAGGTGCGTAATCAACAGGGGGCTTGTCCCCCTAAATATTATGGTGAGACATGATTGATACCAATATCACCTCTCCTGATTTCAACAGCTACGCCAGCGAAGCCGACTTACAGAAATATGCGACCGCGCGTGATCTGACGCTGCCGGAAAATCTCCACGCGATTCTTCTTAAGGCTATGGATTATCTGGAAGGCCTGAGCTGGTACGGCATACGCGCCAGCCAGTCACAGCCTCTGTGCTGGCCCCGTCTCGATATCGAATTTGACGGTCATCCGTTTCCATCAGATCAGATCCCCCGTCAGGTTATTACCGCCCAGTGCATGCTGGCGGTTGAAGCGGTTGACGGTGATTTACTCGGTTCCTCCCGTGAAGCTGCGGTGAAAACTGAGCGCGTGGAAGGAGCTGTGACGATGACTTACGCCGTGGCTGATGGTGAGGCCTTCGTTCCGTCTTATCCAGCCGTTGACGCGCTTCTGGCGGCGTTTATGGGCGGGCGGGGGTTTGCCATTAACACTTTCTCGGAGCGTGGGTAATGCCTATTAATTATCAGCGTATACAGCAACGCTCTGACAGGCTGCTGCGTCAGAACGGCGCGGAATATCCGGTAACACGTAAAGGCACGGTTTCGGTCATCGGTGGCGTTGAACATCAGACTGAAGACCTGACGTTTACCGCCTGGGGCGTAAGAACCGAATATGCCCCTGACGAGATTGACGGAAACAACATCCAGCGCGGTGATGTGAAAATCGTTTTCACGTCAGAAAAAATTATCGAAATTGGCGATCTGGTTAACGTTGACGGCAAACAACACAGGGTTATCAAACCTAATCCGGTTAAGCCCGCTTCACTGGTGATTTGCTATAAGTCACAGCTGAGAGCATAGCATGGCTGAAAACGATGATTTCATGGCCTCCATCGATGCATTCGTGGCAAAAGCAAAGTCAAATCAGGAGCAGGTTGTCAGGGCTGGCTGTATACGCATCCTTGCGCGTCTCGTCGAAATGTCTCCGGTTGGTAACCCCGAGCTGTGGGAAGTTAACCAGACGGCTGTGCGGTACAACAACGCCGTTACCGAGTACAACGATCAGCTGCGTAATGACCCTGACAGTCTGACCCGAAACGGTCGCCTGAAACGAGGCCGTAAGATTCATGACAGCATGGCGATCAGATCCCCGGCGGGTTATACGGGCGGGCGGTTTCGGGGTAACTGGCAGGTTTCTTTCGATGCACGGACAACGGAAGAGACAGGACGCATCGACAAAAGCGGTGCTGAAACACTGCGGGCAGGAAATCTTGTTCTCTCACAGTTTCGCGTGGGTATGAATGAGGTCTTTTTTTGCAATAACGTCCCCTACGCCTATCCGCTTGAAATGGGGCATTCCTCTCAGGCTCCAGGCGGGATGGTGCGTATCACAGCCGCAGAGGCGGCGCGTTTTTTTGATGAAGCGGCTAAGGAGATAAGTTAATCATGCGGATCACTGTTCTGGATGACGATCCTGGTAAGCGTATTAGTCCAGGCGCAGAGCGCTACGAGGTCCGGCTCGACGGGGAAATCATTAAATACTGCCTGACGGCGGATGATGATAAAGGTCTGGTCATTTTCGCCGTAGCCGATGATAAAGGCCGAATAAAGGCACTGAATGGAGAGGTGGATAAAACCACGCTTTACGGTAATGTTGAAATAAGGCGGATGCCGTGAACATTCAAACCGATATTACAGCGCTGCTGGATAAACAGTTGGGTGAATGGGCTGATAAGGAAGGTATTCCGGTTTCCTGGGATAACGTGGAATTCACACCGCCTGAAACAGGCGTTTATCTTCAGTCACATGACCTGCCGGCCACGCCATACAGTATTGACCTGGCGGGACGTTGTCAGGTTTATCCTGGTGTGTACCAGGTCAATGTAATTGCCAGAACGGCAACGGGGCGAACGCTTGCTGCGCAGACGGCAAAAAAAATCACCGCGCTTTTTCATCAAAACCTTGTCCTTGTCGGCGAAGGTTTTACCTGCTGGGTTTTATCACTTCCCGCCATTCATCGTGGCATCAATAACGGCGTGAACTGGACTGTTCCGGTCAGCCTGACTTACCGCGCAGAAACCACAGTCTGATTTCTGCTGCACACCCTAACTTTATTCCAGTGGAGATATCTCTATGGGCTTTGCATTGCCTAACGGCTCGCACGTCTATCTGGCGTCGGGCTATGATCCTGCGGTTCCATTTACAGGGGCTACTAATGCCGAACATGCCGTTGTCACAGTTGAATCAGGGGGCGGCTTTGCTTCTGGCGACGTTGTTCACGTCAATTGTGACTGGACCGGAATTGATAACGTCGTCGCGCTGGTTGATGCCGTTGCTGGTTCGGCTGTAACCCTTCGCAACATCAACACCACCAACACCGGGAAATTCCCTGCTGGTGGCGGAAGCGGCACGCTGCGTAAGGTCACCGAATGGACCGAAATCCCTCAGATCACCGAAGTGGCGAACGCGGGTGGCGAGCAGAACACCACGCAGATCCAGTTTTTGTCTGATGACCGCCAGCGTAACCTGAACACCTACAAATCAGCCAGCTCGCAAACCTACACCATTGCGCATGATTCCTCGCTTCCGGTTTACCCGCTGCTGCGCCAGCTCGACGAAGACGAAGAAACGGTGGCGGCGTATATGTACGTGCCCAAAGCGAAAGAAAACCGCTACTGGGCGGCTACAGCATCTTTCAACGATATCCCGCAGACAGCCGTAAACTCAGTTGAAACAGTAACCGCAGTTCTCAACCTTCAGTCTCCGGCTATGACGTTCTACAAAACCGATAACGTGACTACCCCAGCAGTACAGGTCACGGGGGTTACTCTAAACGACACTAAGCTGGATCTGGATGCTGGCGAAACAGCTCAACTGGTCGCTGAAGTCACTCCGGCTGATGCTACGAATAAACAGGTTACCTGGTCCAGTTCGAATGAAGAAGTCGCAAAAGTTAGCGCCGATGGACTCGTGACGGCGATGGCTGGTGTGGGCGGTACAACGATTATCACCTGCACAACGGTAGACGGCGGTAAAACCGCAACCTGTGAAGTTACCGAAACGGTAGCCTGATTACCGGCCCTCTTGTGAGGGCTTATTTATTTTTGGAAGGAAAAAACAATGGCAACTAAATTTGAGCTGCAACCGAAACCGACTTTTAAAGCCAATGTTGAGATCCCGCGTGCCGGGGAAGAGCCTGGCGTGCTGACTTTTACGTTTCGTCATAAGTCGGCGGATCAGATCAAAGAGATGGAAAAGCGAGAAGGCGCAACGGCCATTGATTTTCTGTCGGAAATTATCGAGGGCTGGGCGCTGCCTGAATCCTATACCCGTGAAAACCTGACGGTACTGCTGAATAACTACCTGAGCGCGGCAGGCGCAATCACCGAAAAATATTACGCCGAACTGATGGGGCACCGGGAAAAAAACTAATAACGGTTGCCTCTGCATTCTATACGCCTGAAGTGGCAGCTGAGGACATGGCCACCTTCGGGCTGACTGATGACGATTATGACGATGTGATCGTTCACGTTCTGCCTGATGTGTGGCCCGCCTTTTGTCTGTTCCAGTCGCTGTCTACTCAATGGCGCACCGGCTTTGGTGGCGTGACAGGACTCGATTACAACGTGCTGCCCTGGCTGATGCGCATTCACGGCATCGAGGATGAGGCAACCGCCCTAAATGACATCCGTATCATGGAGCGTACCGCTCTGAAAACCATGCATAAAAAAGAGGTGGCCTGATGAGTGATATCGCCACGATCTCACTGCGTGTTAATACCAGCGGACTGGAAAAAGGCACGCAGGAGCTTGATAAATTCCGCCACGCGGCGAAAGGCGGGGCTGGCTCTGCTGACGAACTCAGCCAGAGCGTTGATGAAACGCATCGCAGGGTTGAAGAACTGCGTAAGCGCCTGGCGAATAGTGAGGCTGCAACCAGGAAAAATGCCTCTGCTCAGGATGAACTGGCATCGGCGTTTTATAAGCAAATCGACAGCATAAAAAATGCCGCAAAAGAAACGGATAATATCGCGGCGATACGCTCCCGCCTTCATGCGGCGCAGAAATCAGGGAATCTGATCCAGGAAGACTATCTGGCGTTGCTGTCTGCAATTACAGCAAAACAGATCGAAGGCCGACGTGCGGAAGAAAGTGCAGCAGCGGCACGGGAAGTTTTTCTCAAAAAACTCAAAGATCAGGTAGCAACCACGCGTCTTTCTCGCGAAGAACTGCTGCGCTACAGGGCCGAACAGCTGGGGGCAGGTTCTGCAGCAGAGATTTATATTCAGAAGCTGAAAAAGGCTGAAGATGGTACTGCACGCTTTAATACCAGGACCGCTGCAGCGGGTAAAAACCTGCGCACTCTGGCCACATCACTCGTCAGAAGCAACCTGGGGGGTGTGGCAGGTACAGGAACGTCTTTTCTTGGTAATATCGGGGCTTTGACACCGCAAGTTGCTCTTTTTGCGGGTGCAGTCGCAACGCTTGGAACCGCTTATTACAAAGGCCAGCAGGAAAGCAGCGAGTTTAATAAACAGCTCGCGCTGACGGGAAATTATGCTGGCCGTACAACCGGACAACTGAATAATCTGGCGAAAGCTATCTCAGGCAGTGGGATAACGCGTGGGGATGCAGCGGCGGCGCTGGCGAAAGTTGTCGGCACAGGAAGCTTTGGGAGTAACCAGCTTGAGATGATTACCCGATCTGCCCTCAGGCTGGAGCAGGTAACGGGTCAGTCAGTGGATGCGACAGTCGGACATTTTGCGCGGCTGCAAAATGAACCTCTCAGCGCGGCTAAGGAGCTGGATCTGCAGCTTCACTTTCTGACCGCCAGCCAGCTTGAGCAGATTACCTCTCTTTCACAGGTTGGTGACACTACCGGCGCGGCTAAAATCGCTATGGATGCGTATGCCGACGCTATTCAAAACCGTACCACTGATATCACGAATAACCTGGGTTTTCTTGAATGGGGCTGGCTGGCCATCAAGCAAAAAGCCGCGGAAGCCTGGGATGCGATGCTGGGGATCGGTCGTACGGAAACTATCGAAGACCAGATTGAAAACCTTCAGAAACGCGCCAGCAGAAAAATCCCCACGCCGTCAGGGATGAACAACTATGGTGCCGAAAAGTCTCTGGATGAGCTCAGGGAAGAAAAATATCTTGCCGATATTGCTGCGGCGCGTGAAAAGGCTGAAAGAGACGAAGAAGAGCGCAGGAAGCGTAGCTTCAACGACGATCAGAAGTGGAAGTTACAGTACGAAAACAAGGAAGAGCAGCACCAGCGGCGCCTGGCTGAAATTCGCAGTTCTTATGCTTCTCAGACCGCGAAGGATGAAGCAATTCGCCGTGAGAATGAAAGTTATGCCAGAAGCCAGCAAAAGGGGCAAAAGAAGGAAAAAACCTACACCGATGATTCTGCAACAAAGATGCTTCAGGAATCATCGAAACGCCTGGCTGTACTGAAAGCGCAGGATGAAACAACCAACAGCCTGACGTCAGAAGAAAAGCGTCTGCTGGAATTCAACCAGCAAATTGCCGACCTCAAGCAAAAAAGGATTTTAACGGCCGACCAAAAAAGCCTGGTCGCCAGAAGCAGTGAGATCCGCGCAGCACTTGAGGCTGAAAGTGCAGAGGCTATGCGGATTCAAAATATCAAGGAAATCGCGAAGGGCCATGAAACTTCCCTGAGATTCATTCAGCAACAAAGCGCTCTTATCTCGGCTATGGACAGCACCGCAGGAATGAGCTACCGACAGGCGCAGCGTCAAAAAGAGCGTGAGCAGCTCAAACTTATGAAAGCCTCTGAAGAAGATAAATCATCAGCAAGTAACAAGCTTGAAGAGCGCTATGCGAAGGAGGATGAACTGCGCGGCGACTGGCTTGCAGGGGCTAAAAAAGGCTGGGCTGAGTATGAGGATGCAGCCACCAACGTTTACGATAATGTTGCGAGTGTTAGCCAGGGAGCACTCACCAGCATGTCAAATAGCCTCGCTGATTTCTTCACTACCGGTAAAGCCAATTTTAAAGACTATCTGGCCACGTTCCTGAAAGGCATTACCCAGATGTTGACTCAGATTGCCCTGGTTAATTCTGCTAAAAGCGCCGCAGGTATATTCGGCTTCGCTGGCGGCGGTGCCGTTCCTCAGTTTGACTCAGGAGGCTATACCGGAGCGGGTGGAAAGTTTGAACCTAAAGGGATCGTTCACGGTGGCGAGTTCGTATTTACCAAAGAGGCCACCAGTGCTCTTGGCGTTGATAATCTTTACGCACTTATGCATAACGCACAGGGATATGCAGAGGGCGGCGTAGTTGGACGTGCGCCAATGTATGGGCTTTCCGGTGGCGGGATTACTGTGAATGTTGATGCGCCTGTTTCTGTTACTCAGGAAGGTGGCACAGGGGCAAATAATTCAAGCCGTAAGGGGGCTGAAAGCATCGGAAATCTTGTTAAATCAGTTGTACAGCAAGAGGTGACTTTACGGCTAAGAAAAGAACTAACAGAAGGAGGAGTTTTGTTTAAAAGAGCATAAGAGAATTTATTAGAATTAGTTAAAACATTTTTTAAATCATAATCTTAAATGTCACATGCAAACTAGGTTGTTTAGTATGCGTTTAAGTTTTTTTCATTATAAATTCCCTGCAATTTTGCGCAAATTGAAGAAAGAAAAGGAATTTATTTTGAAACTTTCAACTCTGGGTTTGGCACTTTTCGCTGCATCAGCAGTAACGACTTCAGTCCATGCTGCAGGAGAAAACACCATCTCTCTTGGCTTCGCTCAAAGCCATGTGAAAATGGATGATGAAAGCCTCAATGAAAAACCCCGCGGTATCAACATTAAGTTACGAAATGAGCTTACTGATGAATGGGGCGTAGTAGGCTCTCTGACCAATACCGAGCGTAAATATGATCTCTATATGGGCGGTTCAAGGGTGGCAGACGCAAAACTTGAATACTTTTCACTGATGGCAGGTCCGTCATACCGTTTTAGTGAGTACGTATCTGCTTACGGTCTTGTCGGCTATGCTCATGGTAAAGCAAAGCTCCGAATTAACAGTATTAACTTTAAGCACAGTGAAAGTGCTGAGGCAGTTGTAGGCGCTATCGGTGCGCAGTTTAACGTAACGCCAAATGTTGCAATCGATACTTCATGGGAATATTCGAAGCTTGATGATTATAAGGTGAATACCTGGGTTGTAGGCGTAGGTTATCGCTTCTAATATCTCTGGTTGATGTTTCATAAACCCGCCACGGCGGGTTTTTTTATAGGTGAAATATGACAGATACCTTTACTTGGGCCACGCAGGTTTCACCAACCGCGACCGATACCATCAGCCTCTACACCGCACAGTTCGGTGACGGTTATGAACAGGTGGCGGTTAATGGTATCAACAACGTGGCGGAAGCGTGGGATCTAACCTGGACGGGCAAGAAGAATGACGTGGCGGCTATTCGTGCGTTTCTCCATTCCCATGCTCATCAGTCATTCTGGTGGTCGAATCCGTGGGGGGAGAAAAAACTCTTCAGGGTTAAACCTGACTCAATAAAACCGACTTTTATATCAGGGAAAGTTGTCACCCTGGCCTTTTCCTTCAAACAGGCCTTCGCGCCTTAATAGTCAAATCTCTCCACCAGCCGCGTATGCGGCTTTTTTTATGAAATAATTTTATGGGGCTAAATGCTGATTTCCAGGCGCTGGAGCCTGGCGAAAAAATCCAGCTAATTGAGGTGGATGGAACATCGTTCGGTATGGAAAAGGTGCTGCGCTTCCACGCTTACAACATCCACTCGGAAGGGTGGGCATCGTTTGCTGCTGACAACCTCCCTTCCATCATCTGGCAGGGTAACGAATACGATCCGCATCCCTACGAGGTGACGGGTCTGGAATTATCGGGTTCTGGCCCACAGCCGACGCCGACTCTTTCAGTGGGCAATATCTCTAACTATGTGACGGCGCTCTGTCTGCAGTATGACGACATGGTTAAGGCTAAGGTTCGCATTCATACCACGTTCGCTAAATATCTTGATGCCGCTAACTGGGTGCATGGCAACCCGAATGCCAACCCGAACGAAGAACGTGTACAGCTTTTCTATATCAATGCCAGAACCGCAGAATCGCGCGTACAGGTCGATTTTGAACTGTGCTCACCCTTCGATATTCAGAACCTCCAGCTGCCGGCAAGGCAAATTCTTCCCGTATGTACCTGGTGTTTGCGGGGCTGGTACCGCACAGGTAACGGCTGCGACTACAACGGCACGAAGTATTTTCAGAAAGATGGCACGCCTACTGATAACCCTGCTCTGGATGTGTGCGGCGGCCGTATGCAGGATTGCAGGGATCGCTTTGGAGATGACAAACCACTTCCTTTCGGTGGCTTTCCTGCGGCAAATTTACAGGGGAAATAGCATGCGTAAACGCCTTATTGACGCAATACGTAAACACGTGGCGGCTGAGTACCCGAAAGAGGCCTGCGGCGTGATCGTTGAAACGAGTATGGGGCAGAAATACGTTGCCTGTCGCAATGTGGCCAGTGACCCGACAGAAACCTTCACGATGTCACCTGATGACCGACGTGCGGCTGAAAAACTGGGTGAGATCATCATGGTTATTCATTCTCACCCTGATGTGACCCGACTGGTACCGTCTGAGTTCGACCGTATCCAGTGCGACTGGTCAGGGATTGAGTGGGGGATTATGTCCTGGCCTGACGGGGATTTTTGCACGATTTCACCGCGCGATGAACGCGATTATGTCGGGCGCCAGTGGCTGCTCGGATACGCTGATTGCTGGTCACTGATTCGTGAGTATTACCAGCGTGAACACGGCGTGGTTTTGGGGGATTACTCAGTCGATTACGAGTGGTGGGTGGATGCGAAAGAAAACCGCTATGACGATAACTGGAAGCGCGAAGGGTTCTATGAAGTGCCATCCAGCCAGATGCAGCCTGGCGACATGATAATGATGCAGGTCAGCGCCCCTGTAACCAACCACGCCGCGATTTACCTGGGCGATAACCAGATGCTACATCACATGTCAGGACAGCTTTCAACGCGCGTGCCGTATGGCAAATATTACCGCGATCGGACGGTGCGCGTGGTCAGACACAAAGGAGTAAACCTTGAAAAAAACGCTGATTCTTAAAGGCCGCATGGCGAAAAAATTCGGTAAGACTCACCAGTTTCACGTGGCAGACCTGCGCGAAATGCTCAGGGCGATGTGCTCTCAGGTACCAGGATTCAGAAAGTATATGAACGAGGCGCACATCAAGGGCATCAGATTCGCTTTCTTCAGTGGGCGCAACAATATCGGGATCGATGAATTTGATATGACTGCTGGTGGAGAGGTTTTCACAATAGAGCCTGTTTTCGAAGGCGCCAAACGGGGGGGCTTTCTTCAGGTCGTTATCGGCGCTGCGGCACTTGCAGCAGCATTCTTCACGGCTGGCGGCTCGCTGGCGCTGTGGGGGGCAGCTATAGGTGCGACAACAGCCACGGGTGTCGCGGTCACTGCGCTAACCTCAATCGGCCTGAGCATGGTTCTGGGGGGCGTGGTGCAAATGCTCACGCCCCAGCCTGATTTTAATGTCGGTGCATCCTCCAGTTCTGACAACAAGCCAAACTATGCCTTCGGTGCTCCGGTGAATACCGTATCAATGGGCTACCCCGTTCCATTGCTTTACGGGGAGCGCGAAATAGGCGGCGCAATTATCAGCGCGGGGATGTTCTCAAGCGATCAGCAGTAATCATTGTTTTCTGACAGGCCACCTTCTGGTGGCCTTTTTTATGGGCTCAATATGAAATACTCATTCAAAGAAATGCCCTACACGGGAAGGAAGGGCGGCGGAGGTAGTGCACACACACCTGTAGAGCAGCCAGACGATTTACTGTCTGAAGCCCGTCTAAAAATGCTGGTAGCCCTGTCTGAAGGTGAGATTCAGGGCAATTTGACTGCACAGGATATTTACCTGAACGATACCCCACTGGCGAATGCTAACGGCACGTACAACTTTGAGGGCGTGACCTGGGATTTTCGTACCGGCACACAGGATCAGGAATACATTTCTGGTCTGCCTGAGGTGAACAACGAACTTGCGGTCGGGGTTGTGGTTACTGAATCGGTATCCTGGACAAGGCAGTTTACTAATCTGGCGCTTGATGCGGTCAGAATAAAGCTGAGTTTGCCCGTTCAGTACCGCTATAAGAATAACGGCGATATGGTTGGGACGGTGACCGAATACGCCATTGATCTTTCGACCGATGGGGGGAGCTGGCAGGAAGTTATCCGGGGTAAATTCGACGGTAAAACCACGTCAGAATATCAGCGCGATCACCGGATTAATTTTCCTAAGTCTTCAACAGGATGGTCTGTTCGGGTTCGTCGTCTTACCCCCGATTCGACAGATTCCAAACTGGTTAATGCCTTCAGTGTTTTTTCTTTCGCAGAGGTAATCGACAGCAAGCTTCGTTATCCGAATACCGCACTGCTGTACATCGAGGTAAATGCCAGCCAGTTTAATGGCTCTGCGCCGAAAATAACCTGCAAACCGAAGGGCAAAATCATTCGTGTACCTGATAACTATGATCCCGTCTATCGCACGTACTCAGGCAGTTGGACAGGCGGGTTTAAATGGGCGTACACCAATAATCCGGCGTGGATTTTTTACGATCTCCTGCTGGATGAAATTTACGGCATGGGTTCCCGCATTGATGCAAGCATGGTCGATAAATGGGAGCTGTATGAAATAGCGCGTTATTGCGATGAATTGGTCTCTGACGGCGCGGGAGGCACAGAGCCGCGCTTCACCTGCAATGTGTTTATTCAGAGCCAGCAGGACGCTTACACGGTGCTTAACGATCTCGCTGCAGTATTCAGGGGGATCACATTCTGGGGTAATGAGCAGCTTTTTGTTAAAGCTGACGTGCCGCAGGATGATGTTGACTGGGTTTATACCGCGTCCAACGTGATCAACGGTGAGTTCAACTATGCAGGTGGTAGCTATAAAAAACGCTATTCCTCCTGTCTGGTGTCATGGTCGGACCCTGTCAACCATTACAGCGACACGGTTGAGGGGGTCTATGACTCAGCCCTGGTTGAGCGCTACCAGATTAACCAGCTCACGCTTACGGCCATAGGGTGCACGAAACAGAGTGAGGCGCACAGACGCGGCCGCTGGGCGCTGTTGTCGAGCGTCAAGGACGGCTCGGTGACATTTGGTGTGGGGCTTGATGGCTACATACCGTTGCCGTCTCAGGTGATAGGGGTTGCCGATCCGTTCCGTGCGGGTATTCAGAACGGTGGGCGCATGAAGTCGATTAAGGGGCGGGTAGTGACGCTTGATCGTGCCATTGATTATGAGGCCGGTGCTCGCCTGGTTATGAACATGCCTGACGGCTCCACTCAGTCTCGCACCATTGAGGCTGTAAACAACGAAGAGAATACGGTGACCCTTACCACTGGATTCAGCCAGACCCCCGTTTACGGCGCTGTATGGGCCATCGACAGCGACAAGGTGGCTATCCAGTATTTTCGTGTGATGTCTGTTGCCGCAAACGACGATGAGACTGGCGGTTTCACCATTTCGGCTATTCAGCACGATCCGGAGAAATATCGCTACATTGATGACGGTGTGCGTATTGAGAGCCCGCCAATCACGGTCACGCCAGTTAACGTTCTCGACGCCCCCGAAGACATAGTGATTGATGAAACGGATTATGTCGCTCAGGGGCTGACGGTTGCCACTCTGTACGTTTCATGGAAGAGAGTAGAGGGCGCAATCCGTTATGTTGCTCAGTGGCGTAAGGATAACGGCGACTGGATAAACGTTCCGGTTACCAGTGCCCAGGGATTCTCTGTTGAGGGGATTTATTCAGGCTCATATGACGTGAGGGTGAGGGCGCTTAATGCTCAGGAATCATCATCTCCGTGGGGTTATGCCGATACTACCTTCCTGTCTGGTAAGCAGGGTAAACCAGGCACGCCAACAAATTTTCGGGCCAGCGATAATGTCGTGTGGAACATCGATCTGACATGGGGATTTCCAGAAGGTTCAGGTGATACCGCGTATACGGAAATTGAGCGGGCCACCACTTCAGATTTCCTGAATCCGCAAAAACTGTCTCTGTTGACCTATCCGACATCAACCTATCAGCACGGGCCCATGAAAGCCGGTGTCAATCAGTGGTATCGTGCGCGCCTGGTTGACCGCATAGGGAATGTGGGTGAGTGGACGGAATGGGTCAGAGGGATGAGCAGTATTGACGCATCTGACTTGCTGGGAGATATCACAGACGGCTTCCTGAGCGCTGAGGATGGAGATCGCCTTACCAGCGAAATTAATACCAACCTCGAAGGGATTATGCAGAACGCTCTTGCCAATCACGGCACTGTAGAACATCAGTTCGCACTGTTAGGCGAGGTAAGAGCAGATATTGTCGTTGTGAGGACCACTATTGCTGAAGTCGATAAGGCTATGGCAGAAATGTCCACGCAGGTACAGGCTCAAATCGAGGATGTAACTGCAACCCTTGAAGATAAATTAACGGCAGTTGTAGATGCCAATGGCGCATCGGCTATTCATACCCTGAAGGCAGGTGTACGCCTGGATGGAGTATTCCACAGCGCTGGGATGAGCATTGCCGTGCTTGCTGAAAGTGGTAAACCCGTCATAACCCGTATCGGATTTAATGCCAACCAGTTCGTACTTCTAAGTGGTAGTGGCGAGAATCAATATTCGCCCTTTGCCGTTGTAGATGGGCAGGTTTTTATCAGTGATGGTTTTATTCAGAATGGCAGCATCACAAATGCTAAAATCGGAGAATATATCCAGTCATATAATTTTGTCTCAGGAATGATGGGCTGGCATATCGGGAAAAATGGACACGCCGAGTTTAATAATGTCACCGTCAGAGGCACCGTATATGCAAGTAACGGCCAATTCAGTGGTACCGTATACGCGACCGATGGTGATTTTCAGGGCACTGTTTATGCCAACAGAATTGTCGGATATATTTCAGAGTCAAAAATGTATCCTGAATTCAATAAGCCAGCATCGTCCAGTCGCAGTATGGATATTAATTATTACGGGAATGACAGATTACCCGTGAGGTTATCAATCTTTTTCACCATAAACGAGTATACGGCAGGATGTCGTTTCTTTGTCGATGGCGTTGAGCAAGTGGATCGTTCTACAGGGAAATCTTATGGTTACTCTTACGACCTCGGCGTGGGTGAAAGGAAAACGATAAATATTAGTGCTTCTGGTAGCGGCAGAATAGTGACCAGCCCAATAATTGCTATCGTTACGCCACAGGGAACAGCATTAGGTTAATCAATAATGCCTTGTGTCTGTTTTTTGTATAAATGCTGAAGTTATTTTTGAAAGTGTCATTCTTATAACCGGCGTTGTTTTTTAATTTCAACGCCTGAAATATGGAGTCAACATGTCAGCCGGAACAATTACCATCACTAACGGCTCCGCTATTGTTGGTGGAGCCGACACGTCATTTTCTACTGAGCTGGAATCGGGTGATTTTATTGTTACTACAGTCGGTGGCGTGTCTTATACGTTACCGATAATGACGGTAAATAGTGATACACAACTAACGCTAGTCAGTAATTTTACAGGACCAACACAGGCAGGGGCTGCATGGTCTGCCGTTCCGCGTGTTGCGCTCAACATGGTCACTGCGGGGCTGGTGGCTCAAAGTGCTGAGGCCTTGCGCGGTCTTAATTATGACAAACAAAACTGGCAGCAGGTATTCAGTGAAAGTGGCTATATCACGGTAAGATTGCCTGATGGTTCAACCTATCCAGGCCCAAGCTGGCCTTATATTGCCAAAATAGCGGAAAACGCGGATTTTGACCGTTTAAAGATATTGACGGATCAAATTAATGAGAGTGCTGCACAGATTGAAAAGGATGTTGCTGGCTCAAAATTAAATGCTGATTCTGCTTATCAAAGCGCACAGGAGGCGAAGGATTACGGAAAATCTAGCTCAGATGATGCCGGTGAATCGAAACGCTATGCAGAGAACGCCGCTAAATCAGCGGCAGATGCAAAACAAAGCGAAGATAATTCAGCGCTAATGGTAGAACGGTCAAGGGATGAAGCTAACAGAGCTGAAACTGAAGCTGATAGATCGGAAGTCGCTGCAGATAGAGCAGAAGCGGCGGCAGACAGGGCTGAAACGGGTTTACCTGCTGCCGATGTTATTTGGGAGCATCTTGGTGTGTCAGGAAATGCTCGCAAAGCGCTTACAAAAAATCAGCTTGAAGCGGCTGATTTTAATGCCGCACCTGCACCGAAAAAAACAACAGTAAACCTTAATGCGCTATTCACGGCTGGTACTTATTACCCTGGTACGTACGGCTCGATTTCGAATGGATTTCCTGAGAATTTTATGTATGCGTCTGTTCGCGTTGCAGATGCCGGGAATAACACCATAATCCAGATAATAGAAAATAGTGACGCCGCGGTTTATATGCGGTCAGGAAAAACTGGTGATAACGGCGAGTCATATTCATTTAGCGAATGGAGTGGTGGGCTTTCCGCGCCTGTTGATGTTAATCAAAAATATAAAGTAGGCTCAATTGTTATGGCCGCAATCACTAATAATGGCGGCTCGTCTTTAATGTATGGAGAAACAATTAGTGGTGCAGGATTAAAGGTATCAAGCGTTAGCTTGCCTTACTGGAGCGCTGGTAATGGGGTTATTTATTGCTGGAGTACATTATCAGGTACCTGGCGACATCTAGGCCATGCGACTAGCACCGGAGCTGATGATAATCCGGTGACTGGTAAAACATATCCAGTGTCATTGTTCATTCGAATCTTGTAAGGAAATCCCATGGAAATTTTAGATGCACGGAACATGGTTTATACCGAAACAGGAGAGATTGACTGTGAGGTTTTGGTCGGTGAGCAATGGTTGCCGTTCTGCGCCTCAGAAGATGACAGCATGGCGTACGGGGCAACGCTTTACCAGGAAGCGAAAGATGGGAAATGGGGTGAGGTACAACCCTACAAACCGACCGAGAAAACCTTCAGTGAGCCAGCCAGTGCCATGGCAACGAAAGCAGAGCTGATGTCGAATGCTGAAGCGGTGATTGCTCCGCTTTCCAGGGCAGTGAAGTACGACATAGCCACAGACGCTGAGAAAAACGCTCTGGAGGCTTGGGAACGTTACACCGTGCTGTTGAATCGTGTTGATGTTGATAACCCTGTGTGGCCAGATACACCTGAATCTTGACGGTGAAACACGAGGCCAAGGAAAGCTAACCTTTTAAGTGGTGATTTTGTTTAAAGCCTTGTGAAATCAATCACAAATATATCCGTGACAATCCCCTGATCCCTACCTATAAAAAAAATACCCACCACGGAAATGGTGCGTATTTTCAAGGTTTTTCCTCATTTATTACGGAGCCTGGCTGATGTCGGCAGGCTTCCGGTTTTTTTGATCTGCCTCAGTCATAGGGGCACTCTTCATACTCCTCCTCTTCGTCAGTGATTTTAAAAAACCTCAACCAGCAATAACCAAAAGCACACCATACCGCAAGCGCACCCAGTATCCACAACAAGTAAATCATGAGTACGTTCTCTTATGGCGAATTTCATCGTTCAACTTGTCCAGACAATCATCACAGTAGTCCTTTTCAAGTGAGCACAACCAGTTAAGCAATGGACGGCGTTTGCCACAGTACAGACACCTTCTACGCAAGAGGGGTATGGGGGCGAACATGGCCAGCATGAAAAAAAATAAAATTATGGTGAGCATCCATAGCGGCATCGGCAACATCCTGTCGGGAAAAAAGAGAAAAACCATAGCCTTAAAACCCACTCAAAGATAATGGTTATTGCCGATCGATTGCTGGTTATTGATCGCTACTGACGATCAATCTTGAAAGGATTCCCGATATAAATATACTGTATGTATAAACAGTGTTTCGGGAGGGCATAGCATGCCGAGGCAATACGAAATAGAGGGCGCTTTCCGCGCCGCTGTCAAAATTGAGCAAACTGGACGGCGTACCGTCACCACAGAGGATTTTGTGAAACAGCTTGAGACGGTCAACTGGAACTGGTCGCTGAAGCAGGCTAACAACTGGATAGAGTGTTACGTGACGACCTTCAAGGATATTTCTTCCGATGAAGGGGAAGAGCGTACCTTCATGCTGTTCAATCCTAACGGGGGGCTTTGAGATGGGTTTTCCTTCACCAGCTACTGACTACATTGAAGAACGGATCTCGCTGGATAAGTTATTCATTTCTCACCCGAGCGCCACATATTTCATGAAGGCGGCAAACACGTACTGGCGCGCTGGTATAACTCAGGGAGCGCTTCTTATCGTGGATTGCTCTGCTACCCCTTGCGACGGTTCTGTGGTCGTCTGCAAGCTGGCGGGGGAGTTTCATATTAGACGATTCAGGACTCACCCATATAAGCATCTGGAAAGCCTGAGCGGTGACTGTCGTAAGGACAGGATAAACACGGAAGATGATGACGGGATTTTCGGCGTGATTTTGCATGCGGTGAACGACATGCGAACAATGGAATTTGATGATAATCTTGTTATATAAGTACGTAGCGCGATAAAAATCGCGCTATTAATTAAATCTGAATTTTATAAACTTCTATATGGAATGTCCGATGTTTCAATGGTCAAGAAATACTCATTATCTAAGTTCATTTGTATACGCCTACTTATCTTTGATGCTAGCATATTTAATGATGATGCTGATAAGGATTGATTGTCTATTGGCCCTATAGTTACTGAGTTAATTGAAAGTGGTGATAACTCCAGTTCAAGATATGGGATTAGTATATTGCCTTTCGCTCTAAATTGAATACTATCTTCATCAGGAGCACAGCTAACCACTAAGCGCATTTCCTGCTCATCAACAAATGCTCCATCCTTGAATGAAAGTGCATATATATCAATGAGATAAGAAAGCTCCAAATCCATCAGCATCATATATTGACGATCTGATAATTGTAACAAAACAGGTATAATTTTCTCTTTTATGAGTACTTCTGCGTATTCTTTAGTTTCATTGTAATCTAAAATATAATGGCAATCTAAATAATATAAATCTTCTTTTTCCTGTAATTCTGGGAAGTATGTTTCGTTGAATTCAACAGAGAACATCCCATAACTTCTCCATTGGTTTAAAGAGTCGGGTGCCATGCTGAAAGATGTAACAAATATTTTATTCTTTTCAAGCATAGAGAAGTTATCCTGTTTGATAAATTTAACAGCTTTTCTAAATCGATGTATGAAGTTTTCAGAACATTCATCAGGGAAATCTTCAAACTCCTCAAGACATTCTATTAAAATATTAAAACCATGATTAAATTCTTGTTTGTCATTCAAAAAATTATAATCTGTTAACCATAGTTTTGAGTTTTCTAAGATTGATTTTGTGGCATTAAGATCGGTGTAATGATAAATCAC